TAGATGTCTTTATGCCAACCTCCTTCAAGACGAATTTGAGGAGACATGGGAGATGTTAAAGGTGATGGTTGGGTTGTTAAAGACAGATTATACAGAGAGAGATTTATCATATATTAAGTTAGGACCTAAGTGCGGTGTTGGTGGCCCAGGTATGGTTCTCCCTACCCCTATGTGGGAAGAAGATTCATATTGACATTATACATACAATCGAGTATAATTGAAGTGTAATTACAAAACACTATGGCAAAAGGATTTACTGTAAAGACAGTCCCTCCCAAGAAGTCTAAAGAACCAGATTGGGATATAGCGACTATCAAAGAAAGATGGAAAGGAAAGAAGATTGTATTCTGTCTTCCAGGTAGAGGAACATCATATATCTTTTTAAAGAACTTTGTACAACTGTGCTTTGACATGGTACAGAATGGAATGAGTATTCAGATTAGTCAGGATTACTCTTCTATGGTAAACTTTGCACGTTGTAAAGTATTAGGTGCAAATGTTCTACGTGGGCCTAATCAACTACCCTGGGATGGTAAACTAGAATACGATTACCAGTTATGGATTGACTCGGATATTGTCTTTGATACTAACAAGTTCTGGCAATTATGTGACCTTGCATTACCTGCTGAAGGAGAAGACCGTCCTATCTCAGCTGGTTGGTATGCTACAGAGGATGGGCAAACTACTTCTGTCGCACACTGGTTAGAAGAAGATGACTTCCGTAAGAATGGTGGAGTCATGAACCACGAAACAGTGGAGTCGATCAGCAAACGTCGCAAGCCTTTCACTGTAGACTACACAGGTTTTGGTTGGGTAATGATCAAGAACGGTGTATTTGAAGATGAGAAGATGACATACCCTTGGTTCGCACCTAAAATGCAACAGTTTGAGTCTGGTGCAGTACAAGATATGTGCGGAGAAGACGTTAGTTTCTGCTTAGATGCTATCGATGCAGGTTATGACATCTGGTGCGATCCTCGTATACGTGTAGGGCACGAAAAAACTCGTGTTATCTAACCGTCGTGTCTCGTAAGAAGTATCAAATTGTCCATCAGGGACACGTAATTCATCAAAATCTGAGTATAGAAGACTGTGCTCGGATTTTAGATGAGTTATCAGCTGATTTTTACGAGAATAAAATGGACCCAAATGATTTAAAAGTGGAGGAAACTTAAAAATGGTGATGAGAAGTCCAACTGGAGTCGATATGATCGAATCTAGACCGAAAAAAACTCGTCAAGGAAGTGGGAAACACACAAAATATGCTGCTTCCTCTCGAAATAAGGCAAAAAAACGTACAAGAGGTCAAGGTAGATAAAAAGTGAGTGGATGAGGTGCTAAATAAAGTTATATTTGCTTAATAATAGTGCCTGTCCAACGTATAAGTAAGTCATTTAAGGACATTAGTATGTCTTTTCAGGTTAATCCTTTAACCAATGACCTTATTGCGATTAAAAATACGACAGCTATTGCACGTTCTCTAAGGAATTTGGTTCTTACCACTCCTGGAGAACGCTTTTTTAATGAAAACTTGGGATCACAAGTGAATAATCTCTTATTTGAGAACGTTGATGATGTTACAGCAATGTCTGTAAGGACAGAAATCATTAATGTTATCGAAAATTATGAACCAAGAGTGAAATTACTTAATGTTAGTGTGAATGCTAACATTGATAGTTATAATATGGATGTAACAATCACTTATCAAGTCATTGGAATTGATATCCCACCCCAAGAATTGTCATTTGTGCTAATACCAACAAGATAAATGCCGTTAGTTAATTTTGCTAATCTGGATTTTGACCAGATTAAAGTATCGATAAAGGATTATCTCAGAGCCAACTCCAAATTTACGGATTATGACTTTGAAGGATCTAATTTATCATCAATTATTGATATACTTGCATATAATACGTATATCACCTCTTACAATGCCAACATGGTATCGAATGAGGTGTTTCTGGATAGTGCTACACTAAGGGAAAATGTAGTTTCATTAATACAGAATACAGGATATTTGCCTAGATCAAGAAGAGCAGCAAGACTTAATGCATCATTTTACGTAGATACATCAGGATATTCTTCACAACCTCAAACTGTTAAATTAAACAAAGGAATAGTAGCAACTACAACGTCATTTGCAAACGAAAGTTATACATTTATATCAATAGATGATATTACGAGACCAGTTAATACTAATAGAGCAATATTCAATAATCTTGAACTTCTTGAAGGAACTTATATTACTACTAATTTTACAGTAGATTCTTATGATCCTAATCAAAGATTTATTCTTCCTAATAGTGGAATTGATACAACTACCATTCGAGTTACAGTAAAACCTTCTAAAAACTCTAATACTAGTAGAACTTATCATCAAACAGGTGCTGTAACGAGTTGTCATGGGCATTATACAACAAATCAGACTCTTTTTGAAGTAAATAGTGAATCCGCAATATATTGGGTACAAGAAATAGAGGGAGAAAGGTATGAATTAATCTTTGGAGATGGTATTTTTGGTAAAAAATTAGAAGCACCAAGTTATATTGAAGTTTCTTATGTGGTATGTAATGGAGCAAATGGAAACGGAGTCTGTTCTGTTACATTTAATGGAGTCTTAAGTGATGGTAGAGTTGGTGGAATAACATTAACCTCTGGTATTTCTCTCATTAACGTAACTACATGCTCACAGGGAGGTGATGAGATTGAAGATATAGACTCTATTAAGAAATATGGTCCTAGAGTGTATGCCTCACAGAACAGAGCAGTTACTGCAGACGATTATGAAGCATTAATTCCTAATGTATTCCCCGAAACAGAAGCTATTGCTTGTTTTGGAGGAGAAGAATTAAGTCCTCCTCGATTTGGAAAGGTTTTTTGTGCAGTAAAACCTGTAAATGGAAATTATTTGTCAAATGCACTTAAAGAAAACCTTAAAAATACAGTTAGAAAGTATAATGTTGGGGGAATTGACTTAGAATTAACAGATTTAAAATATTTGTACATAGAACCAGACATAAATGCATATTATAATTGCAATTTAGGAAAATCTATTGAGGATATTATAAATGCAATACTTAATGCTATTGCAGAATACATTGATAGTGGTGCTTTAGGTGCATTTGGAGCAACATTTAATTTTAGTAAATTCCAATGTATGATTGATGGTGCTGATCCCTCTATAACTTCTAATATTACATCCTTAAGGATCAGAAGGGATCTGAGAGTAGCGTTAAATAGTTTTGCGGAATATGAATTATGTTTTGGAAATTGTATGTTTGTTAAAAAATGCGATGGACATAACATTAGATCTACGGGATTCCATGTTTCAGGAATACAGGGAATGATGTACCTCTCTGATAAACCTAATAAAGGTGATTCTACAAAAGGAACAATGTTCTTGTTTAGGTTAATGTCACCAACTCAAGCTGACGTTGTAAAGCAAAATGTAGGTACTATTGATTATGAACATGGAGAAATTAAATTAGCTCCTATTAATATTATAGATACTGATGTTTATAACGATTTTCCTGTGATTGAAATAGATGCAGTTCCTTGTTCTAATAATGTACAGGGATTACATGATCTCTATTTACAATTAGGAAATGGGAATGGAGATGATGGAAGTGGAAATGGAAGTGGTATTGATGTAAATGCTGCCTGTGATGATACAACTCCTGCTGATAATTATGGTGATAATATTTTAGTTCGTGGTGTACCTCATTTTGGTTGCAATACTGATGGAACTGTAACTGCAGAAACTACTTCTGACATAGTTTATAACGATGATGGTTCCTATACAGAAACAAACTACTGGAAGGGAATGGCATCTTCAGGAACTACGTATTATCCAGATGGTAGTCAACAGAATTTTCAATATTAATAACACAGAACACTAATACTAATGATATCTACCGATCTACAAAGAGTTCAAATACAAAGTATAGTTGAGTCTCAACTTCCCTCTTTTGTACAAAATGATTTCCCATTATTAGCGGATTTCTTAAAGCAGTATTATACTTCTCAGGATGCTCCTGTGGCTTCTGCTGATGTTCTTCAAAATATAGATGAATATGTTAAATTAGTTACTTTAACTACTAATTCTGATAGTACTCAATTAAGAACTGATATTAATCAGGGTGCTACTGAAATACCTGCATCTTTTGATTTAGGTAAAGGGGTTATTGGTACATATCAATTTCCTGAAAGATATGGTTTAATTAAGATAGATGATGAAATAATTTTATATAAAGAAAAAACAAGTAATTCTTTTAAAGGGTGTATTAG